TGGTACTCAAACAACCTCTAGAGGTATGCTTTTTGCTCCTTATACAACTTTCGGTACTAGGTTCTCTAGTTGGGACACTTGGATTGGTCAAAATACAAGAACAGCAGTAGGCTTACAAGATGCTAACATTAAATTAGCAACAAGTTTTACAGGTGCAGGAGCATCTGCTTTAAATGTAGGTTTTTATGGTCTTAACTACTATTCTTGGAGTACTTCTCAGCTTTCAGGTTTATCATCAGGTTCAACTCTAACACTTGGTCAAGCTAAATTTTCAATAACTGGCGGTGGTGACCTGCAATTGGGTGGAACTACAGTCATAGATGCCTCAAGAAATATTGCCAATGTCGTGAATGTAGATGCAACAGGTAGGTTTAAATCAACTGGACAGGCAGGTGCGGGTTTGTATTTTACAGCTTCGGGAAATCATACAGATGGTTTGCCACACGCAAGATTAATGGAGTCATGGGGCATGTCTTTTACTTGTAATGATGCAAGATGGTCACCAAATGTTACTGGCGGTTCTTTTTTAGTTGGTCTTGCTTCAGGCGGTACAAATCATGGTACAGGAAATATTTTAGCAACAGGAAATATTACAGCCTATTACTCTGATGAAAGATTAAAAACCAGTCTTGGAAATATAAAAAATGCTTTAAATAAAGTTCAATCGCTTGATGGTTTTAGATATATAAACAATGATTTGGCAAAGTCTTTTGGTTATGACAAAGAAGAACCGCAGTTAGGATTGTCTGCTCAACAAGTCCAAAAAATAGCCCCCGAAGTAGTAACCCTTGCCCCGTTTGATATGACTGGTGACGGTGATATAAATGGTGATGGAAAACTGTATAGCAAAAGTGGTGAAAATTATTTAACTGTTGATTATGCAAGATTAGTACCTTTGTTAGTAGAAGCTATAAAAGAACAACAAAAAGAGATAGAATATATGAAGTCAGAAATTAAACATTTACAGGAGAATAATAATGGCGATTAGTAATGTAACCACAGTTCAAAGATGTGAAGTGTATCCTCTTATGGACTCAACTGCAGCTGCAACAGCAAATGCAAAACACCCATCAGTAATGGTAGTTTATAACAACACATTAACTGGTACAGGTGGAGATGCAGGAGTTGATGGGGCTGTAAGCACAGTTGTAAAGCACTTAAATAAATTTGTAGAAGATGGCGGAGATGCCACAGACGTATCAGGCGAAGACGCATTAGTGCAAACTATATGCGGAGCTATCTGGGCGTAACTAGCTAATGTCCGATATACCAACATCGGGTGCAATTAGCCTCAACCAAATGCATACGGAAGTTGGCGGATCCTCTGGGTCTACAGTTTCTATAAATGATGCGGATATTAGAGGGTTAATAAACAAAGCTTCTGGAGCCACCATGTCATTTAATGAGTGGTATGGGGCTTCTGCTGCATCAATAAGTACATGGGCGACGTCAGGTATATCTACAGCTCCAGATCCATGGGGTTTTAAAAGCTTTACCTCTTCCTTTTATGCACAAGTAGGCTGTACTTATGCCCAGAAGGTAGATACTGCTAACGATAGACTGGAGCATAGATTCTCTACTTATGACTCAGGTACAGCACAAACATTTTCATACGCTTATCAGGGATACACAGGATTAGACAGTGCTACTTTTGAATGTAAGGCTGTTTATAGTGTCAGCTCTTCAGGAACTGTAGGTAGTGTAGAAAATCCTACTGGAGGAGCTCCCTCATCAGGAACCTGGGCAACTGTAAGCACTTCTTCCTACAGTCCCTTCTTTCAATGGAAAGTTACTGTTAGCTCTGGTAGCGGAACCAGATCATTGAGTGGCAGTGCGACTTTTTATATGAGAGCTTCCTTAAGCGGTACCTATTACCCAAGTTCAAGTGGTTATAACAGTGGATCTAAAAACATATCTCTAAGTGCGACAAGAGGAACGGCGGGACCTGGCGGAGGAGGTTTATAATGAGCCTGGGACCTATAACCAATGTTCCTTATGTTATTCAACAACATGATGAGACTACCTTTACTATAGTAGATAATAACACTGAGGAAGATATACAAACTTTTACAACACTAGAAGCAGCAGAAAATTATATGTGGACTAATTTAGTTGATTAGTTATAATATTTTAGACTAACTTAATTAAGGAGTAATTATTACCATGGAACAGAATAACCAACAACAAGCACCACAAAACATTAACTTTGATGGGGATGACTATAACGTACAAGACTTGACGCCAAGAGTGGCTAACGAATTTAATACGTTGTTTCGTATACAGAATGAACTAAACGATCTTTCTTACCAAATCAAAAAATGCCAAGCTGCTCAAACAATTATCACAGAAGGCCTAAAAGAAGCTATAAAAGAAGATAAAGTAAAACCCCTTGAGAAAGAACAAGTTGTACTAGAAGATTCTATAGAAGCTGAAGATGAGGTTTCTGTTAACTAAACTATTTAGACTTATGCCATCAAACAAAGAAACAATAACTAAACTCGAAGCGCACGAAAGAGAGTGCGCTATTAGATATGGAAATATAGAACAGAGATTAGAGAAAGGTGATAAAAAGTTTGATGCTATGGATACTAAATTTACTAGACTTATAGTGGGGTTATATGTACTTATTGCGGTCGCTTCGGGGTTTGATAGGTTCTTCTCCTAAACCTATGGATATAGAAAGGTGTAAGGCTGAGATTAAACGTCACGAAGGCGAAGTCTTAGAAATATACAAAGATAGCCTAGGCTATAAAACTTTAGGCATAGGCCATCTATGCCAACCAAACGACCCAGAATATGACTGGGAAGTTGGTACTAAAGTATCTCAAGAGGTAGTAGACCTTTACTACGAAGATGATTTTAACAAGCACTTAGCTGAAGCAATTCATGTATTTGGTACGGAAGAAGGCTTTTATAATTTACCCCAAGATATTCAACACGTCCTTGTAAATATGTGTTTTAATCTAGGAGGAACTAGACTTTCTAAGTTTAAGAACATGCTAAAAGCTTGTAGAGAACATGACTGGAAGCAAATGTCTATTGAAATGGAAGACAGTAGGTGGTTTAAACAGGTTGGAAGAAGGAGTCTAGAACTACAAGAAATGGTTCTTAATAGTATATAATGAAAAAATGGCATATATTAAACTCAAAACCTTTGGAGGACTTGCCCCAAGGCTTTCTCCAAGACTCTTAAGGGATGAATTAGCTACAGTAGCTAATGACGTAAACCTTGAAAGCGGGCGTCTAGTACCTATTACAGACAATTCTGATACTCTTACTCTCTCTAACTCTTCTAGACAAAGCATTTTTAAATATACAGACAGCCCTGAACGTTGGGTTCAATTCGATGAAGATGTAAACGTCGTACGTGGACCGATACCCGGGGACAATAACGACACGTTATATTGGTCAGGTCAATCTTTCCCTAAAATGGGTAGGAACTCCGACATAATAGGTGGTTCTGTATACCCGAATGCTGCTTATAGGTTAGGTATTCCGGCTCCTACAGCCGCCCCAACAGTAGCTGCAGTAGGGCAAACTCAATTCGATGCTGTTATTGCTTTTGTTAACGAGAGCTCTACTATAACAATTACCACTTCTACTAGCGGATCTGCAGCTGCGCATGGTGTTACGGCAGGTGAATACTTAACACTAGCTGGTTTTGTAACTACCCAAGGTGTTACAGCTGCAAATATAAACGGTACTTATAAAATAAAGACAGCGCCTACAGTTTCTACTTTAACAGTAGAACTATCTGCTGCTGCAACTGGCACAGGTAATAGTGCTTCGGTAGCTAATGGAGTTGCTTTGGGTGGTAATTCGGACGCTGAACTAGACTACGAAACCTCGTATGTATACACTTTTGTATCTGCGTACGGAGAAGAAGGACCTCCTTCCCCTGCCTCTACTGTTATAACTACAGATGATAATATGACGGTAGCTTTATCTGGATTAGAAACTTCTACAAGTATTAGTAATACCAATTTATCAAAGAAAAGAATATATAGATCTAACACTGGTTCTAACTCTACACAGTTTCAGTTTGTAGCTGAGGTTACTTTAGCCACTACTACCTATACAGATGTGTCAAAAAACAATGAATTAGCTGAAGTTTTACCTTCAGCGACTTGGATTGGGCCACCAGATGACGGTACGGTTTTGTACCCAGATGGGCCTATGAAAGGTTTAATATCCCTACCAGGTGGAATACTAGCTGGATTTACTGGTAAAAGAATATGTTTTAGTGAAGCATTTTTACCACATGCTTGGCCAGCTGATTACAGAATAGCGATAGATGAAGAAATAATA